CCCTCACACTTTTTGTCTCTGCATATCGCTGCGCAAGCCCTACAGTTGCAGCGTAACTGAGCATCTGATCGTGATTTCCTGGTATCCACAATATTTCAACGGGCGCAATCTTTCTCAACTGTTCCACCGCCCAAACCAACAGCTCAACTCCCTTGCTAAACATCTTCTGCCAGCGGGTATCAGAATCAAGCTGCGTGCCTGCAGTTGTAGTAACTGCTGGAGTGTCGAAGTGAAAATAATCCTGCCCAATCGGGAACAAAATCTTTTCAATTTTGCCAAAGTTGCACGCCTTATATATCAGATCATCTACGGTTTTTTTCCATAACTTAGCCGCGATTTTCAAATCATAATCAGCATCGCCCGTTTCGTTCGACCATGAGAGCTTTCCCAGGTGAAAATCCATGATAGGCAGCTCAAACAACAGCCCCTCTCCTGTTGTAATCGGCTCATAGCTATATTCAACAGACTTCACGGGTTGCAGCTCTTTGAACGCGCTCAAAACTTGCGGGAAGGTCAATTCGCCCCCTAACGGCTTCACTGTAAGCGTAACAGAATACTTGCGATTGGTATGCAGCACACCGTCGCCTTCAGTGTTTTTGATCGTCACATCCCACGAGCCACTTACAAGTCGGCACGTAACAACCTCCCAAAGCAGCGGGTCAAAACCGCACTTCTTCATTATGCTGATAGGCGATGCCGCTTCATCTTCGTTTAGATAAATATCCCGCTTGACGGTGCGAGACTGGTCTTTGTTGAACGTTGTTTCTTCTGAAGAGAATTCTTTATTGTTATTGTTCAGCCGCTCCATTGTGTCCAAATGAAGCTTAATTCCCGCTAAATACTTCTTGGCATTATTGTAGGCTAATTGTTTGCCATATAAACGCAAGAGCTTTTCCTGCGGATTTCCTGGTGCTCTAACCTGTTCTTCGAAGCTATTCATGTTCTCCTAAAACGTGCGTGTCCGATATTATTGCCAGTACGGTTCCGCTCATTACGAGACCGCCCTGGTTACATCCGCCATCACACTTGCCCTGCCATAAGTCAAAGTGCTCACACTCCCAGCCTCAATCAACTGAACATCGTAAACGTAAGTGCCAGTTGTCAGGTCATCCGTGCAGGATGCCGCAAGCGTGATGGTTATGTCACCTGCCGCCTCGTCTGTTATCACAATCGAGCCGTCATCCGCGTTTGAAGCGGTTGCTCCGTTCAATGTCAGCAGGCCGTCTGCCAATCCAGTTTTGTTCAGTCTGATCCGAATAAGCGCGGCCGCATCTGCCTGCGTTTTGTTTGCCTTGACCGTAAAATCGAGACTGGCATAGCTTGCCAATGAGCCTAATCCTGAGATGCTGCATTCAAACGTATCACCCCTCAGGATGGTGATTGTCGTGCCAGAAATTGCCGATCTGACCGTCACCGCGCTTACATCGAGCAGGTTGGTTTTAGCTTGTACACTGTCCAACTGGTCGCTCAAAGTTTCCAGCGTGTCGCTGTCAGCTCCGACTCTTGCCACCTGCGTTGAGCCTGTGTCTGCCGATTTGAGCGGGAAGGCGGTTGATTCGTCAAACTTTGCGGCAGTAATAGAATCATCGGCAAGCGTAACACCCGTAATCGTGCCTGAATCCTCAAACCATCTCGTAGTCCAGTCAGGCGTGGAAGTGTCGCCAGCCAAGCCGTCCACATAGCAGGTCAGCACATCCCCATTCCTGACTGTAATCCAGCCGGACTGTGCCGAGATTGCGGTCAGTCCTGAAGCCGCCGTCATTGTGGTTTGTGGCAGGATGCGGTATGCCGAACCAGCCCCGTTTATCTGCCGCGTGACGTACATAACATAGTCGCCGTTGCCAGCCACCGCGTCTATGCTCACATCGACCATGATGAGCTTGTCGCCAGTGGAGGTATAAGCCCCGACTGCGGTTGCCGCACTAATGTCTACATTCGTGCCTGTGTCTGTTTCTAAGTGCGTAATAACTGCCATAGGTTACCTTCCTAACCGCAACGTGATAAAAGTTGCGCGATGAATGTTGCGTTCTGTAACTCCAAGTTAGCCGAACCCCACAGGTTGTAGATTGCCTCCGCCTGTTCCGCGTTCACGCCCAAGTAGCCAGACAGCGCGGTAAAGTCCGAGCCGAGTGCAATCTGGTCGAATATGAGTTTGATGTTATTCCAGTCGTCCTTGACCCGCCGAAGCGAGTCGATTGCCGAGCGAGCCTGTGACGAGATGCGGCTTGCTGATGTTGAGATGTCGATGTATGCTGATGCCATAATAGTTATTGCCTCCGATTAGATTGATTAGAGTGCGTTCATTGCGGTTGAAAGTGCGGTGTGTTCATCCGCAGTTAAATGCCTGTTATAAATGGCTGCAGCAAGTATGCGTTTTGTTCCCCCTGCAGTTGCTGGTCCTATTTTTATTGTGGGAGTCCCACTAATAGTTCCGCCATTATCTGTTTTTACTAATGTGCCATTCATATACCCATATTTGCCAGACAATCCCAGAGTTCTAGCTGAAGTTACATATTGCGTGTGCAATCTTTGGTTGTCGCTTATGCACATAAACACATACTGTGGAGCACCGTTTACAACCATCCCAAATCGTGGATAAGTCGTCGAAGAATAGATTAAACTCGCTGCAACCCACATACCAGAAATAGTTATTACTAAAGTCCAATCGCTCGTTTGACCATTGACGCCCGTATCTAAAACATCACCTTCATACCATCCTTCGTCTGTGTCCCAAGATGGTTCAGTTGCCCCTGGCGTAATCGTGTGAGAGTTGCCTGACAAATCTGTATAACTCGCTTCCAAACTCGCCGCCCCCTTTGCCTGATACGCCGCTACGCAGTTAGCCGCCGCAATACCGCCTGATAGCCACCAACCCCCTGCTGCTGCCGCCGCCTGACTGTGCGGCTTGAACGTGGGGCTGAACGTGCGCCCGAATACTGAGCCGAATGTCATGCTTGCCTCCGATAACCGACTATGCGGTACACTTTGTCATACCTCGCTGCCAGTGCGCTGACAGTGCCGTAAAGACAATAATCTTTCATGCATTCTCCTCATTCTCCAATTGCGTGCTCAGTAAGTCAGTTAGCACTGGTGATTCTGATCGAATATTACCAATCGCAAGCTTAGCCTCTTCGTCTGATTCACCCATAAAACGTTTACGATATTCAGCCTTCGACCTCAACCCCTGGGCGACCTCTTCCTGCCACACTTTCCGCTCCGTGTATTCATCCGTGATGTAGCCATCATCCGCGATCACATTTACTTCAGCGTCTGCCTTGACACCCGGAACATGCAACACATTCTCGCCGATCCACAGCAGCGCTTTTACCAGTGTCTTCAATGCGCGCTCGATCCCAATCATCTCTTTGGCCACGTTCTGGATCAGGAACTGTTTGCTCCCGGTGTACTCGGTAGCCGTCTTGACCAGGCTGTTCTCATCCAGCTTGTAATAGCCGCGCCCCAATCCGATCTTGAAGCTGAAGATATCGAGCATCTTCTGTACGCCTTCCGCGTTCTCTGCCACTCGCAAAGCCGGGTTGTATTCTTCCAGCATGCTCGAGTCGCCCTTCAGCTTGTCGCCGATGTTGATGAAAAGCTGCGTGCCCATCATCTGTGGCGCTACGAACCCGCCGTTATCATCCCTCTCGAACAGCGAGCTGTTCATGAACACCATCTTGCGTCCCAACATGAAGTCAACGATGAAGTTGTCAAACGCCGTGTCAAGCCCCTTCAACACATCTTCGTTTCCATCCAGAATCGAGGCCCCGAACGGAGACGCGCTATCCCAGCGGTTGTAGCCGCTTTTTCTGATGATCGCAAACCACGGAACCGGGCTGCCTGTATGCACGGTTACCGGATCGCCAACGATCTTGCCGTCTGAGTCCAAAGCCAGACTCGTTATCGTGAATAATCCGGTTATCGGGTCAATTGTGTGCATACTGACGGCTTGCCCTTTTTTGCCGCCAACTATTCGATCTGAGACGAATGCCGCTTCTTTCAACACACCATTGCGCCAGCTGATCGGAACGATCTGATCTCCTGCCAAGTAATTGATCCCGACGCCCTTCCCGTCGACCAGCGAAGCTGTATCTTCGCGTACACCCATCTCTTCCACGAACACCTCAAAAGCCGCCGTTCCCGCCCAACGCGAGACCAAAACCAGTTCGTTGGCATTGCGGTGGAAGTCATTCTCTGCCAATACCCCACCCCCTTCGCCTTGCAGCCATTCCTCACTGGGTTTATCGTCCAGCTCAAAGCGGGTAAGCTCATTTAGCAGCAAGCTCGCCCAATCCTCGCAGGCGCGCTTGAACATGTCTGTCTTGTGCCGTTTGATCTTCGCTGTCGTATGGTCCACCACATCCACGGTCATGGAGTATTCGTAGAAACCTTCAACGGTTCCCTCCAGCCATTCCCGCCAACTATTCATCTTTTCGTACATTGGGCTCAAACTCAGCTCACGCCCAGTCAGCTTGTTGATGACCTCAATTACCTGTTTTTGGTTCATAACCTTACTCCTAATTCGTCAATAAACGATTCCCAACTGTATTCCCAGGCATCGGCCACATCAGCCACATCCGGATCGCTATCCAGCCTTACATCGCCGCTTTTCTTGCCATCCCATACCTGGTTACGCAGGCTGTGAATCAGCATCGGGCAGCGCCTGAGTATCCTCATCTTGCCCAGATTGAGCATCTTTTCCTGTGCGTAAATACGCGTGTTGATTTCCTCTTTTTGCGCAGTCACGGCGCTCACCGGCAGTCGCTCTTTTTTCAGGCGCGCATTGATACCATTCGTGATCGTCTCGGGATGATCGCAAAAGGCGTATGTCAAACGCACGCCAGGGTAAAGGTTCATCACATCTTTCACGAACTCTACAAACGCGCTCTCGATTCTCACCGGATCAACACCCTTGCTATCGAGTTTGCGTTCGGCAAGTGCAAACACTTCCCGCGCGCCGCGAGTTATGCCAGTCGCAACGAATACCGTGTGGCTGGTATTCTCGCCATAATCCACGCCGAATGTGATCAGTTTCAACGATTGCAACTGATCCGGGTTCAAATCATCCAGCAGCCAGTTTTGTGGATTGTCGGCAAATTGACCGAAGATCAAGCCCTCGGCTCTTACCCATTGCCCCAAAATGTATCGCTGATAGAAAACACCGGAAAACATCCCTTTTGCTTTTTCTATCAACTCCGGTGTCATAACCGGGTTGTCCTCCATCGTGAAGTGCATCCGCTTGGTGTCGGCGCGAGGCTTGGCAATGTACTCCTGGAAAAAGAAATGCTCAGGATATTCAGGATTGCAGTTAAACCATAGCTTTGAGCCTGCCTCGGCCAGCGTACGCGCAATCGCTTGGTCCACAAACGATTTAGGCTGGAGTGCAACCTCGTCAAAATATGCGCCAGACGCCGTCAAGCCCTGAATCAGCGTGTAAGATGCTTCATCCTTGCCACCGAAAACGTAGAAGTAATTTTCCCGACCACCGTTTCCCTTGACGATCAACTTGCGATCACTTCGCCGGTAGGCAAGCTCGTAAGGGTAATTGTCGATTGTCTGCATTGGAAAGATGAGGTTTCGCTCAGCTGCAGTCACGGTTTTCGCTGCCAGAATGAAGTTCTTCCGGTCGTAATTCTCCATCGCCCAGATCGGAAAGCCAAACTGGAAGGCAAGCGTCTTGCCACTTCTCACAGATCCATCTGCAACAAGTATTGGACGTTCGTCAAGCCCAAAAGCGATCGCTTCAACTTGCTTTGTGCTAAACCGATCAATGAGCATCTTGCCACTCTCTCAATGCGGTCATGATATCGGCATGACGGTCTTTGCTTTTTGCCGCCTCATCGGCGCCTTCCGGCTTCTCGTAGCCTAACACTTTGATCAGCATTTCAAGCGCTTTCAGCTTCTCTGTGTAGGTTTGTGGTCGTTTCGTCGCAAAAGCACCATCAGCCAGTTCATCGATGATTTTCTTACGGCTGATTTTGTTCTCCTCTTCAATTTCACGCCGCAGCTCCTCTAACCTTGTAGAAATCTTGTAGGAATTTGCAAGCTTACTTGCCCACGAATCAACCGTTTCCGGTTTCCACTTTTTTGAGTTGGGATAAGCAAGCAAATAAGCCTGCCTCTGGGTTTTTCCCTTTGCAAGCTCCTGCACAAATTGCTCTTGTCTGACGTTCAACTTAGCCGCTCCCATCAGCCGCCTTTGCTTCAAACTGCAGTGCCAGCCCCTGTCTTCGGGCTTCGGCAAGCATCGCCGTTTGTGGAATGGCAGTCTCTGGCAAGTCCAACGTAACCCGAACGCCACCGTCAATAACGTCTGTAGTCTTTTTCGCACGAGTTGTACGCGGCTTCTTGACTTCGCTCAGGATCTCGCGGGCTTGCTTGTCGTGCGAGGCGAAGTTTTCAAAAAACACGCTCGTATCCGAACGCATTTCCTTTACTTCGCTTACCAACCCCTGGGTGACGGTCGTCAAATCCTTCAGGCTGTTTTCAACACACTTTAAAGAATCGTTATTCTCGATCCGCTGTTCCTTGTTAAACGCCCGCCATTTGTCGTCAATCTCACCGATGAATTTCTGCCATTTATCAGATTCTGACG